ATTTAAGAGAGAGAGTATATTTTTTTAAATGTATCTGTTGTAATATGTTCTACATTTACAAATTTATTTAGCTCTTCTGGAATGTAGTTATCTGATGCTATTACTCTTATAAAATTAATTTTAGGATTATCTTTTATTACACTTACTGTTTGTCTTAGCCAATTACCAAAGAATGTTGCACCTTCTGTTGATTTTTTATAGTTTACAGTGTCAGAATACATGTTATTAAGTTTTTTACCCTCATCTAACCCTTTGTAGTCAAACCCCAATATAAAGATTTTTTCATAACCGTGTTGGCTAGCTAGCCATAGCGCTGTAGGCCCACTACTCCACCCTTTGCTAGGTTGAAAGAAGTTTAGGTTTGACATTTTTTGATAACTTTTATTGGGATTAGTCCATACATTATGTTTGTGCTGATACCCCGCTTTGTTTATTTCAAGTACCATTTTAACATCAACTGCAATTAAGTAATCAGGGTCAAATGTTCTATAAAGCGCATTGCAACCATATACTTTACCAAACGTTTTTAATTCTTGAGATTTTACACTTGCTCTGCTAGTTCCGTTACCTAGTACAAATGCAGTATTTGATTCTATCATAGGCATTGATTCAACATTTTCTATTTCAGAAACAACTAACTTATCTGCTTTTGCAGCAGTTTTAAGTATCTTGTATTGTTGTTTTGTATATTGAGTTTTGTCTATTTTTGCCATTACACTCCGGCTGCGGCTGCTTGTGCTGCTATTCCATACATCTGTCTAACGAAATCTAATTCGCCAGCTTTCTCAGTTGTATGTAGCTCACTTGCTTTCCTTGCACGGTTGATTTGGCGTAGGGTAAGACGTGTTTTGCGTGTATCATCCATTTTAACAACACTGTCGTCGTACTGAGGATCATATCGATCATCCTCAGTAGGCTCGATTGTTTCTTTATCAAAATAAAATAGCTCGCGTAATATCATATTGTATTTATATCGTTTGTGCTGTTGCGCCTGGAGCAGCAGCTCCTGGTGCTGCGCCCGTTGCTGTGTCTGGAGGAGTTGCTTCTGCGCCTATTTCTGGTTCGCCGCCTTCTGGCGCAATATCTTCTGCACCATCAATATCTGCACTAATACCTGCACTGCTAATACCTGCTGTACGCATTTCTGCACTTGCGTCTTCACCACCGGTATTGATAGTTTCGTCGTTTTCTTCTTTCCATAGACGCTCGTTTTCTGCAATCTCTTCTTCGCTCATACCTAAGAAGCGTTTCATAGCAAAGCGATTTGAAACATATGGTATAGCACTCATTTGTGTATATGTTGGTACACGAGCATTATCAAGTTCTGCTTGACGATAGCTTGCAAAGTTTTGTGGTGTTTCAAACTCTAGATCAAACATTGCAGTATCAATGTTTACGCCTTTTTCTAACAAGTAACGTTTAAACTCTTGATTAAATTCTTCTACAATTAAGCCTTGCAACCGTTCGCAGTAAGTATTAAAGCGTAGTTCTTGAATGTATGCTGTTCCGACACGACCGTCATTATAACTGCTAGATGAATCATCTGCTCCAGTTGGTAAGTAAGAACTTGGAATACGCAATCCACGTACTAGCTTATTGGTAAAATATCTAAGGTCATCAATTTCACCTAGGTTAGTACCACCCGGAAGTGTTTCAACTTTAGATCCGCGACCTTCTGCTGTCTGCGGAAAGAAGTAATCTTCATTTATTGAATTTTTAACAAAGATACCACTTTCAATAGCAAACGTGTGATAGTTGTGCCATTTTTCAGTGCCGTCTATAGTAATAGTTCCTGTATCTCGATTAGACACTACTTCTATTTTTACTACTTTGTGGTTAAACTGATCGATTTCTTTTACAAACTGTTTCCAGTTAGTGTATCCGTTTTTCTTAAGAAGTCCATTTAGTTTACTATAACCAAATCGCGTAAAGTCAATCTTACACTGAGCGTTCTTATAATCAAGAGCAACTGAATTTTCTTTCTTTAACAGATCTAATAACTCTTTGTTATTGTCACAAAGATTAATTACAGTGTTCTTATTTGTTGACTGAGTCTTAACTATCTCCACTACTATCTGTAACATTTCAAATGTCAAATGTAACGATTGATTTTTTATTTTAACTCTAGATTCCAAGTTTTTTACCACTTGTTGCATCGCAGCTAGATTACTATTAAGGTGGTCACTTCTAGATTTGCCAGCGTTCTTTTTATAACTGACCGTAGTCGCAGGATCATTCTGTCTCATCCACACTGCTCTCTGTTGTGCTGACCTAATATTGTAAAGAGCTGATTGTCTTTCTACAATAGTCATATTCTTCCAATGTGTTTTTAACGTATTAGAAATTTTTCCCGTAACTAACTGGAATTCTTCTTCTGATAAATTAGACCAGTAATCTGATTTATTTGCAGCATGGTACTGTATGTGATCAGCTTTATTCATATATTGAAGATTACGTGGATCGTTATTAAAGCGATTATAATCTCGATGATGTATTACTGCTTTAGACTTTCCTGCATTTTGTTCAAGGTATGTAAATTCCTGATGTTTGCTCAAGTTTCTAAAAAACTCGCCTACAACTCGATGAGTCCACTGCCATTCCTTCTTGCTATGATCCCAAACTTGCTCATAGTCATTAGATTTAGACGATATCTTTTTGTTTCTTTTATTAAAAGATATTAGACTATCAGTTTCGACAATGTCCTTGGCCTCTACCATACCTTTTCCAAATACTGGTATCTTGTGGTCTGGAGTACAAACTAAAGTTTCGCCATTATCAAATGTTAATTGAATAGTTTGTGTATTTCTACGAGTAATACCAGCCCAGTTAATTACCCCTGGCGCTATTTTGCCAGTCACAGGATCACAACTGTATGCCCAGTTTTCTTTTCCTTGCTTAAACTCTGCAATTAACTCAGTTAGTGCTAATGTTCTTCCATCAAGTAGAGGAATCCTTGTAGATAAATCCAAACAGAGAGGATTATAGCTTGAGTCAATAACATTAGTGCCACCGCCTGTAGCACTTGGAATACGTCTTTGATGAATCTCAGTTTTAACACGCTCAACAAACTGCATAGCAAGGTGACTTGGCATGTTGCCTACGTCCACATAAAATACTCGGCGTTCCGGAGCACGTTGTACACGATAGATAATAATAGCATCTTCGAGTAATTCTTTTTGTTTGAATACTTTAAAAATAGTTTCTAATAAACTGTTTCCAAATGGGTAATTGTTGTCTAAGCCTTCACTTAAACTAAGATGCAACACATGTTCGGCATCAATTGCAACTTCACCGTTGGTAGTATTAAATCGTGATCCGTTTTGTGTAGGAGCATTACCTACCATACCTCGAACGCCACCAGTAGTATATCCTCCTCCGCCACCACCTGTGATATTACCATTAGTAATAAACGGTGTTGTTGCAACCATCTCAGTAAAGTTTAAGTTTATGTCTTTAACAATGTATTGTTCAGGAACTTTACCTTCGCTTTCGTTAACAATAATTCGTGTTAGTTTTGCGGGGTCAACATGATAAAGTTTTTTAGTTTCTGGATCTCTTAGAAATATTGCATCGCCGTATTTAAATATGTTACGGAATGTTCTAAACATTCTAGTTTCAAATTGATTTAGTTTGCACCACTGTTTTAGGTACTGACCTAAAATATTAATTTCATTGTTGGTTGCACTTTTATTAAATGCAAATTTAAAATTAGTACCGTTGGTTTTATTCTTTTGTGTGCAAAACTCAGCAAGGATATCTAGTGCAGCGTTAACTTCACTGTCCATATCCATAGTGTTGTATTGACCGTAACGTTCAACTCTGTTTGGACTACCAACATACACATCAGGAAGATATGAACTGTAGTTTGATTTTGCAGGTCCAGGACGTCCAGCAGAGTTAGCACCACTTATTGGGCTGTAACTTCCGTTTGAGTTATCCCCAGTTTGTACCGGAGTAAAATATTTTTTCCACGACATTATGCTGCTATCCTCATGCTCTACCGAATCCGTTCATTAAATTGCCAGCGCCCCTAGCACTTCTTAAATGCTTTTCGCCTGTACGTGCTTGTGCAGTATTTACCCCTAACACAGCTAATAAAAGATCGTTAGTGGTTTGTAGTAATTGTTCAATTTCACCGCCACCACCGCCCATTGCTGATTGTGCAGATTGTGACTTTGGTGCTCCAAACTGCGCCATATCTTTCTGAAGTTCGTTCATTGCTGCCGGAAGTCTACTTGTTATATTTTTTATGTTTGGAATCATTGAGCCGTCCATTCCAGGAACAAAGTGTTCTGTTTCGTTACCTTCATTAATTTTATATGGCTTATTTGCTTTCATCGGGCCGCCGTATTTTCTTGCTGCTGGTTCTCCTCCAAAGATTCTTTCAGCAAAGTCGCGAATTAGCGACGATCCTTCATGTTCTCGTGCTATAGGATTTTTTTCAGCAGTTTCGCGAATTGGCGACGATCCTTCATGTTCTCGTGCTATAGGATTTTTTTCAGCAGTTTCGCGAATTGGCGACGATCCTTCATGTTCTCGTGCTATAGGATTATCTCCAGCAGTTTCGCGAATTGGCGACGATCCTTCATATTCTGGTGCTATAGGATTATCTCCAGCAGTTTCGCGAATTGGCGACGATCCTTCATGTTCTCCTCCAAAGATTCTTTTAAAGAATCTTTGCGACGATCCTTCATATTCTGGTGCTATAGGATTATCTCCAGCAATTTCGCGACGGCTGTCAGAAAGATTTTTAATAATTATTACATTAAGACTTCCGTCAGGATTTAAAATATCTCTAGATTGTAGATCAGCCTCAATCTCATTTCTTCTTGCTTGAGGTGTTTCAGGATTCTCTAGTTCTTTAATTAGTGCTGAATCTGCTTTACTCATCGCGCCCACAGTTACTGCTTCCCTGGCAAGTTCAGCATTGCTTGCTCCGGGAAATATTTCAGCTACAGTTCTTACTATTTTTTCAATACCTTCCGGAGCAAATTTTTTCATTTGTTCAGATAATTCATTTAATGCGCCTACAACTAAACTGTTGTTTAATTCTTTTGCAATTGCTTCATTAGTTGCACTTGCAACATTAGCTAGTGCTTGTTGGGCTTCATTGAGTGCAACTAATGCTTCTTGGCCGGCCCCTTTACCTGCTACCTGATTTCCTTGTGATGTAATCATGCCGCCTAACATGTTGTTAAATGATTCAGTAAATGATACAGTGCGTCCAAGTTCTAATTCCATTTTTTTAGTATGTGCTGCAACAGCATCAATTATTGGAGCAACTTCTTGCAATACATTTGCTTGACCTTGTGCAATTTCACTTATCTGTCCGTAAGTTCCAATTGTTAAATTCTGTACTGAGTCTGCACTTTTAACAGTCGCTCGCGCTGCCTCTTCAGCATATCTTTGAGCACCTTCAACATCACCTGCTTTAGTTGCATTAGCTGCTTTCGTTAAGAGTGCACCTGCCTCACTATTCAATGCCATAAAGCTCTTAGTAGCTGCTGTCATTGGTACTCCGGTTTGTACAAGGTCTGCTAACAAATCTCTTACTACAGCAGGCGATTGTTGTAATGCTGCTGTTGATTTTTCATATGCGGCCCGTGCAGTAGTAATACCTTGTTTTTCTAATAGACGAAGTTTAGAATCAGTTGAACCGTTACGCATCCGTGCTGTCATATCATCCATTTGTGATTTAGCGTCTTTGCCTGTCAGCTTAGAAACAATGTCCATTTGTTTAGCAAGCTCTTGAGCTGCTTGTACTGATTGAGCATCAGTTAGACCTTCTACAAGCTGCCTACGACGCATCAATGATGTATTTTTAACTACGAATTCGTTAGCTTCTTCAATAGTATATCCAAGATTCATAAATCCGTCAATCAACTGTGTGCCGTTTTCTCGAGTCGCAAATAATTCTTTACCTAATGCTGCAACTTTTCGTGTGCCGCCTTCAACTCCTCCAGCAAAGCCTGCTAACTCTGTGACATTGTTAGAAATCAGTTTTGAAAATTTATCTAACGGTAAGCGAGTTCTTGCAGCACTTACTCTTAGATCTGATAAGTTTCCATTTAGGCCTGCGCCAACTTTACTTAAACTATTAAATTCAGATTGGGTGTCTTCGAGATATCCAATAATAGCCGTAACTCCGTCTAATGCTTTACCTAGTATTCCAAGTCCTTTAGTAGATGATATAATACCTTTTGAAAAGTCAGTTAATGATCCACCTGCTTTATTAAGTGAATTCTTAAAGGCGCTTAAAGGCCCAGTAACATCAAAAGAGTTACTCGGGCCACTATTACTGCTTCCGCTGGATTTTTTAACAAATTGAGCTAGTGCTCTTGTTAATCCTTCTTCAGTTAATGGTTCAGCCAATTTAGTTTCCTTAAGGTTATCATACCCATAAATACATTACAAGTATTACTATGTATTTATGTAAGGAATAATATGAGTAGTTTTTTAGAAAAGTACAAAAGACAACCTAAAATTTATATCGACCTACCTAGCAAGGGTGTGTTCTATTCAGATGATGTTTTAGACAACGGGCAGTTTGTAAGTTTGCCTGTGTTTGGTATGAGTGCTATGGATGAGATTATTTTTAAGACTCCGGATGCATTATTTTCTGGAGAAGCTACTGCACAAGTTATTAGGAGTTGTATTCCGGGAATATTGAATCCCTGGGAAATAGTTGGTTACGATTTAGATTATTTGTTAATATCAATTCGCATTGCAACTCACGGTGATGCAATACCAGTTAATACATCATGTCCGCATTGTAATGAAGCAACACAAAGTCAAATTAATTTATCAGGGCTGTTGGCAAATTTTGCCAACTACGACATTAGAGAAAAATTTGAGATTGGTGATTTAACATTTAATCTCAAACCTATAACTTATAAAAGAACTACAGATTTTGCTATCGAACGTTATCAGCTTGACAGAGCAATTGTCCAAATTGAAAAAGAAAAATTAACACAAGACGAAAAAAATACACTACTTAATAAGTTATTACTAGACATTACTACATTAAATCTTAGATTAGCAGTAGCACACGTTGAGTCAGTACAAAACGGTGATGATATTGAAATAGAATCAGATACTATCTATAAATTTGTATCTGAAAATGATGCTGAGTTTTATTCAAAATTACAACAAGGCATTAAAACATTAACTGAAAAATGGAACTTACCAGCATTTGATGTTGCTTGTGCAAGTGAAACATGTAATGAAGTTTATAAGACAAGACTGGACTTGGACTATTCAAGTTTTTTCGCGCCACGCTCATCCCTCTCGAGGAATCTCAGATTTTAGCACTAGCTAAAGATTTTGAAAATGATATCAAACAAATAAAAGACGATGCTTATCGGCTTGGTTGGTATATGAGAGGAAGTTTTAGTTACGAAGATCTAATGTTTAGGATTTCTAATGAAGATAGAGAGATCCTAAACAGGATCATCAAAGAAAACATTCAAGCTACAAATGATACTAGGATGCCGTTACTTTAGCAGCTTTGAGCATAGCAAGTAATTTTGGATCGTTCATTACCATATCTTTTGAGGCAGCTTTAATTTGTGAAACAGATTCTTGTAATCTAAATTCAATAGCTTCGTCAATTGATTCAGTTGCACCATCACATTGCGGGAAACTTAGACTAGATAATGTTTCCTTGCTCAACATGGTGTTTGCAATAAAATCACTAATTCCATTAATAATTCCAGTATCTTTAGCAAGTTTACCTAATAGATATGATATAGCTATACCACTTGCGCCGCCAATAATTGATAGGACCCAGCCAAAGCCAGGAACAACAGTAAAGAATCTTGTTAGCATTGCTAACGAAGCTGCGGTTGATGCGCCAACTGTTAAGAAACTAACTAAGCCGCCAGCAATATTATCAGTTATTCTAAGTTGAGGAGCATTTAATTCCGGAGCATTAATATTACATTTGTTTGCTGCATACACATTTGCATATGCGTCTAAGTCAGTCGATAGTTGTTCAAAAGAAATTAGTGCTCCTATTACTCTTCCTACCGGTGATGATAAAAATAAGTTATACATAGTTTTGCCAGGCGATTTAACTATTTGTTTAACTGCTTTTTTAACTTTGCTGACAGACTTAGGTGCCTCAGGCTGAGTAGTAACTGGTAGCGCCGGAGTATTACTTGGTTTAGGAGCAGCTACATTTGATTTTGCAGTTAAGTTTTTTGCTTTTGCATCTGCTTGTCCACGAATACGTTCTTTACCAACAACAGCACCAGTTGTAGGATCTATTATATTAAATACTCTATTCCGACCAGATCCTGCTCTGACTACTGCATAATCTACTTCTGCTAATATGTGATGTACTTTCATTCTGAATAATCCTTAATGCTTGCAAGTTATTTATCTATGAAAGTGTTTAACTGTTAGTGTATGAGCAAGCTCATACAAGTTTTCGCTAACGCTCAAACTACTTACACTTCGTTTTAATTAAATGATTTATATATGAACAAGCAATATTACGAATGTAATATTGTATTAATTTCATGTAGATCGTTTCAGTCAGACGGAACTATTTCTAGCTCCGTCGTCTTTAAGATAAACTTCATGTGAGTCTTATCCAGCAATGACATTGGAAGTAGGTAATTATTATACACAAGTTCATTGGGCTCTGACCTTTCCCAACCTACATCGACATCATGTAACATAAAGAGCGCATTAACTGTGTTAGTGCTACCTTTATAGTACATTACCTTCCGCTTCGTTCCTGTTGCTAAGAAGTTTTTATGAACTATGTTGTGTTTTTCGACTGACAGCAATCAATCTATATCAACCTGTGAGCCCAATTTGTTTGGTGGCTTCCGCACTCTGGTGCGTCGATCAATATGTTACGTGTCCGGATATCACCTCGGGCTTTACACAGCGGTATTATTAAACTGGCCCGCCAACCTTATGTGCTGTATTGATTTGCCTTAGGAATTTTTTTTAAGATGTTCTTTGAGAATGGTTGATCCGCCAACTCTAACATTGATAATACCATTGTAGTATTCATCTGTTTCGAGTACTCTACGTTCAAACTGTTCACGGGCCTCTAAGTAACTTGCTATGCCTCTGCTGGGACAAAAATGTAATATTTCACGTGTGAAATTTTCTGCGCCTAACTCTAAAACGTCTGCGTTAAGTCTATCACTGGAGCCATAATATTCTCTCCAATCACTTTCCTTGGTGCTACGTCTTTTATTCTTCTTGCCTTTAAGCGGGGGTTTAGTTACTTTAAACTTTGCTAGTTTCTTGCCTACATACATCATGCTATTGGATAGATTTGTTATCAAGTATACAAATGCTTCACATCCTTCCGGAAGTTCGTCTAGTTGTTTACCTTGATAAGTCCAATGCATAACATACTTATTTTGCCTTTTGCTTCTCAGCCGCCTTCTTGGCTGCATAAGCTATATGTATTTCTTCTTGCCTTAATTTTGCTAACCTTCTAATCTCACGCAACCATTTTCTACTTGCTAGATGTGTTCGATGAGACAAACGAGACTCAAAATTCTCGTTTGCCTTAAAGTACTCTAAGTAAGCCTTAGTTAACTGATCGTGTATGTCGTCGTTAATCATTCTACAATGTCAATATCGTTTTCGTAGCTTGTAAAGCCATTTTCTTTTACAACACGCATAACATAACTTACTCTTCCAATTAATTCGTCTTTGTGTGAGATAAGAAATACATTCTTATCACCTTCACGGCCCATTTTCTTGAGAACGCTCAATGAACTTTCAACACCAGCAGTATCCATACCGCTATCAATCAGCTCATCAATAAACAACAAGTTGATCTTTTGATATAGGCTTTCCCAAACATCGCGGAATGCAAAGCTCATACCTAAGATAAGTCTGTTGCGCTCGCCACGACTCAAGTTATCAAAGTCTAGATCTTGTCCTAGTTGAGTAATTTCAACATTCAAATCATTCTGGAACACAACTTGATGTGGCAATCCTAGCTTGTCGAGATAATATGTAAGCCTATTGTTCAAATACGCTAGGTTTTGATCAATAATCTTTTTACGAATGAAGCTGTCTTTATTTGTAAGTAGCTTTAGCAAGAACTCTTGATGCTCTTTGAATGTAGTAAGATCGTTTACAGGAGACCAATCAATTTCTTGCATAGCTGTTGACAACAATTCATCAATCTGTGCTTGATAAGGATCGTTTTCATTTTGTTTTGTATCAAGCGACTGTTTCAAACTGTCAACGTTTTTACGATGCTCATATGCTTCTTTAGCACTTTCATAGAACGTATTAGGCTTTCCGTTGATATCACCAATGTCACTAAGATCTTTAAGCACAGCAGTTAGCTTTTTGCTAATTTCTAAATGATAGGTGTCTGCATCCTGTAACTCTTTCATCTTTTTGTCAAGAATTTCTTGTTTCTTGTCTGCATGCAGCAGCTGATTACAAGTGTAACAGGTAGCATCTTCAAGATTTAAGATGTCTTTTTCAACCTTTTCAACACTAGC